TGATAAACGGAAAGCAAAAAGAGTTATTGTTGAAACAGTTGCATATCAGTTGGTATTAAAGACCGTGTTTCAGAATCTTTGAATGGCAGTTCAAGAACAGAAAACCATCAAAGATAAAACAACAAGATTAATGGAAAAACAAATATTATTTGAAGAACATCGTGTAATATTCGCACCATGAAATGATGATTTAATTGATGAGTTGATATCATTTCCAAATGCAGAACATGATGATATGGTTGATGCGATGTTATTCACATTAACAGAAACAAGGAATAAATTCTTTATCACAGCAATTTAAACAGAATGCAGAAACCAAAAGATTATTCACATGAAAAGAAACGAGATTCTTTTAAAAGCGAAAGTTTGGAAGTATTGTGAGCGATTAGATTAATACTGGAATTCATGCACCGTGATGTTGATATAAACGATACATGCAGACCAGCAACGAAGATATCACTGCAAGAGTTCCGAAAATTTTTGCAAGAAAAGAAAGATAAGATGGATGAAGAATTTGAAGAATAAATGTTTTTTAATTCATTACATATATTATTATGGAAGAAAGAAAATTTAATGCAGAACCATCATTCACAAAAACAGAAGATGGTTTCATCGTAGAAAAAGACACACATGCAAAAAGCGAAATAAAGCCAATTGAACAAATGCAATTAATGGCACAACAGATGAATCAAATTAAATGATTTATCGACCAATGCAAGAATTCACAAGCACAAGTATTAAGAATTGTTGAATGGTATAACATTCGAGTTGATATCATGAACAATGCAAAGAAAGAATTGTGATTGGAATTCACAGAGATGGAAAAGATTGATGCAGATTTATTGAAGAATCTTATTGATACTGATCCAGAGAAATTACCAAAGATAGATTTATCATGGTTGGAAGCAAAAAAGGAAGAAAAAAAATAAGATTTTGAAAAGAAACAGAAATTCCATAAAAAAAATGGTGTGGAGTTTTTGTTTTTCATGGAAGTATAAAAAAGGTAAAAGCAGAAAGGTGGTGGTAAGTTCACCACTTTTTTGTTGAATTAAAAAAGCAGTTATTTAATATATCAGTAATTTATCACATAACACTTGCGGACATGAAGAAAGATGGAAATGAATTGCTTGCAATTGATATAATCTGAATTTCAATATTATCATTGATTATAATCTTTATTGTGTGAAGTTTCATATATTACCAAAATACATGAGAATATTTGTGGAATTATTTTGATAAATAATAATTTTTTATATTTTCACACTTGCAACATGAAGAAAGATGAAAACACAATATGTTCAAAAGACAATGTGTATTTGAATGTCATAAAACAAAAAACTGTTCACACATGATGATATGGATGAGCAAGAGTAAGATTATGGAAGTGATTTTCTATTAATACATGAAAGATTGCATGAGATTCAATCAAAGAAAAGTATGTGGATCAAATTTGACCATGAACTTTGATGTTCACAAATCAAAGGATGGTTTTTTTGAGTATGGAAAGGAATGTTTCAATTAAAGCATCAGATATCATCAAAGCTGAAACATATTACGATGGAATAACTATTGCAGATGATAAATGAACATACCATTTTACATTTGCAGATGATGGATGAGAATTTTGCAACAAATTCATTAAATATATTAATCCAGATTCACCATGATTACCACAAAGACAGCCAAAGAAAGCATCAATTAACATTTTCAAAGAATATCGAGAGTTTGATAAACAATGCCATCATCGGATTACAATGTGAATAATTTTCTTTTTATGTTTATGTTATATTAAGAGTTTGTAATTAATATTTTCGCAAAATACGAAAAGTTCGGTTTTAAAGCCGAATTTTTTTATATAATTTGAGCTTTGTGAAATCGAATCCGTGATTATAATGCATTCGTTTAAATGAATATAATCATGCATGAGATTATTCAATTTCGAAATTAACAAAGTCAATAAGAAAGCATTGAACACTTCAAAATATTGATTGGATTTATCTTTGCTTTACGATAACGATGTTGTTTTCTCAAAAGCAACATATTTTGATTTATACACAAAGAATTCTGATATTCGTGAATGTGTAAGAAAAATTTCATGAGCAGTTGCAAGAAATGGAATATATCTTTTGGACAATGATAAACAGATCATTGAAAGTAATGTAAAAACAGAAGAAGTATTTCAATTATTAAAAGCACCAACATTTGAGAAATTCAAAGTAAATTTTTGGAGAAATTATCTTATTTCTGGTGAATTATATATCAAAGGTTTAAAAAATGCTTTATGACAAGTAATCAGATTCGATGTAATCGATTCAAGAGCTGTTCAAAAAGTATTGAGAGATTGAATCATCGTATGATATCGTGTTACAGAAAATAACGGATTAAAAACACACCTTTATAATGTTGATGAAATCGCATACTTCAAATTCGAAGATGATACAACATACACAATTAATGGTATGTGAGTTTTGACATCAATCTTATATGATGCTGTTACAGATTTGGAAGCATCAAAAACAAATTATTTCTTCTATAAGAATTCAGCAAGACCAGATATGATGTTGTTGCTTGATGGTAATTTAACAGCCGAAGAACAACAAATTGCAACAGATCAATTTAATGCACAATTCAGATGAAGTGAGAATGCACACAAAGTTCTTGTTGGATGATGAATTAAAGAGATAAAACAAATATCTCTTTCATCAAAAGATATGGAAACAATCGCACATAGAAAATTATCAACAGATAAAATCTGTTCTTCTTTTGGTGTTCCAAAAGAATTGTTATGATATAATGAAACATCAAATTATAATAACGGTTTAAATGCAAAGGAAGAATTCCTTGAATGAACAGTTAAACCACATGAAAGAGATTTTGATGCAATATTAAATAAGTGTTTGGAGATGTTCAGACCAGATTTATTCGAAAAATATTGGATTAAATCTGATTCAGAGCAATTAAAGGAAACACAAGAATGGTTAAATGGACAAAGAGCTGATGTTCTTGCATGAATTATAACAATTAATGAAGCAAGGATTGACAGATGACTTGAACCATCAACAGATGAAAATGCTGATAAGTTGATGACATCAAAAAGCCAAGTATTACTTGAAGATATAACACTTGATGCTGTTTTACCATGAGATGAGATTTAAAAGAATGCTTTCACAAGATTACAGAAATTTGTTAAGGAAAGAAGCAAAGATTTACAGCATCGTGCAGAAATCTTTTAAACAGCAAAGGAAATATTTGGAAGAACACATTCAAGATTTGTATGAGAATCACATTTACATCATAAACATTGAATGGAACATATTACAGAATGAGCATGTGCATTTATACCCAGATAAAAAGGATTGGAAAGATGATATATGGTGAGATGATCCAATGGCATGATTCCGAAGAGCAATGTGAGTTGATGCATTAATTGAACAGTTATGATTACCAATCGAGAAAGTGTTCGAACATTGATACAAAAAACAATACAGAAAATTCAGAAAATTGTTGAGTGAAAATTGAATCGATTATTACCCAGAAAAAGCAAGTGAATATGCAAGCAAACGATGAGAATTAAACCTTTCGAATTACAAGTGAAGCATATCACATACAACCAAACGAGATGTGATTAACACATTAAAGAATGGAATTGATAATCATTTATCGTGGACAGATATACAAGATGAAATAAACAAAATTGATGATAAGTTGTTTTGATTACCAAGAGCAAGGTCAATTGCAGTAACTGAAACAGCAAAGGCATATGAGTTCTGAAACAGACAGCCAATCGATGCATTACAGAATGCATGAATACAAATGGAAAAGAAACGATTAACTGTATGAGATGATCGTGTAAGACCAGAACATATGGAATGTGAAGAAGAATGATGGATGCCAGTTGATTATGTATACCCCAGTGTTTGAACAGATATGCCACCATGATGAGTGAATTGCAGATGCACACTTCAATATCAAAGAGTAAGATAATTTTAAATCATAATATCTTAAAGATGAAATTTAAACTCATTAAAGACAAAGAGTTCTTTCAAATCGTTTGTGATAAGAAATCAGTAAAAGAAATCACAGATGGTGAAAATAAAGCATATGAAATTGAATGATATGCTTCTACGAAAGACAAAGATCGTATGAATGACATTGTTGAACCAACAGCATTCGAGAACACTTTAAAGCAATACATGACAAATCCAATTGTGTTATTGCAACATGATATGGACAAACCAATCTGAAATGTAATTG